TCTAAGTTCAAGAACTTTAGTAGGGAATTGCAACACCAAGATTGGATACAAGCAGCAGTAGAGGGGCGAGATTCGCAATGGTATCGACAAGTAACGAATCGAGCTGAAAGATTAATGACTAGAATGGAGAATGTATCGTAAGTGAAAGTAGAATTAGTAGCATTAACTAAACCGTCCGCAATTACAGACACAGGAAGCGCAGATGAGTTCGTAGCCTATTGTGCTAGAGTTAGTAATCCTGGAAACCAGAACAATAGTAAAACAGCTCCGGGGTTGCTAAAGTACCTAATCAAAAATGAACACTGGAGTCCTTTCGAGATGGTATCTCTTACTATGTCTATTCAGACAACTAGAGACATCTCACACCAAATAGTACGACACCGTAGCTTTTCTTATCAAGAGTTCAGTCAGAGGTATGCAATATCTGATGGCTTTGAAAGTAGAGAGGCCCGTAAACAAGACCCAAAGAACAGACAAAACAGTATTGATATTGACTCTGATATTTCAGAGGATAAAAGGTTGTCTGAAAGTTGGCAAATGAAGCAAGTCGAAGTTTTAAAGAAAAATAGAGAAGTATACGAATGGGCGTTACAGCAGGGAATTGCAAAGGAACAAGCCAGAGCAGTACTTCCTGAAGGGCTTACTAGTACTACTTTGTATATGGCTGGAACTCTTCGTAGCTGGATACACTACTGTCAATTAAGGATGGGTAATGGAACACAGAAAGAGCACCAGAAGATTGCAGAACTGTGCTGGGATATAATAGGTACTCATTTTCCAAGTGTAATTAAGGCGTATGAAGACTAAATAGTTCTTGACATAAATACTGAAAAGAAGTATAATACGCGCATGAATATTTTTATATTAGATAAAAACATTGATAAGTGTGCAGAGTATCATGTTGACAAACACATTGTCAAAATGCCTTTAGAGGCAGCACAAATGTTGTGCACAAATCATTGGGTAGAAAAATACATTGGATTCGTTCCTAGAAAACTTACGAAAGAAGAGTGGGCAGTCATTAAAGCAGCAAAGACAAACACTGTTAGAGATTTTCCTTATCTTCCTACTATGTACAACCATCCTTGTACCATTTGGGCGCGTAGCTCACTGGATAACTACGAATGGTTATTCTGCTACGCTCTTGCCCTTAATGAAGAGTACGGATACAGATATGGCAAGTCCCATAAATCCGTGCATGAAGTTATACTTAAGCTACCATCACCAGTTAGCCTACCACGAAGTGGACTATCTGATTTTGCACAGGCCATGCCTGACTCCCTCAAAGGAAACGATGCAGTAGCTGCGTACCGGAATTTCTATCATAAGGACAAAGCAGCCTTTGCTTCTTGGAAGTACAGGGATAAGCCCCCTTGGTGGGACGAAAGAGAAGCAGAATATGAACAGAGGATTACTAGATGAAAGAGAACCCAGACGATTGGTGGCATCACTTTTGCGACTATTACAGCGGCCATCTTGCCACAATTAAAGGAGAGCCTTGTAACTGGTGTGGTAGGTATGAGAGTAAGGAAGGAGATGAACTACTTGAAATCATGATGAACTTAGAACAAGGAAGAAAGTACGACGGTGGAAAGCCACAGTTATATTTATTACCTCCTAAGTCTATAAATGAAGTAGGAAAAGTGTTAACATTTGGGGCAGAGAAGTACGATCCTCATAACTGGAGGAAAGTAGACGACCTACAGAATAGGTATACTAGTGCTGCTTTGAGACATATTTTCGCACACATAGACGGTGAAAGTGCAGACGAAGAAACAGGGTTATCACACCTTGCACATGCTATGTGTTGCTTAATGTTTAAATTAGAGGATGAATTAATTGCCAAGAGTGAAGAAAAGAGACTACGAGAACCTAACGAACACGAACATAGAGAAAGTGATAGGACTGCTCTCACAAGAGAAAGCCATCACGAAAAAGGAAGCATGTGAGATACTTAACATCTCGTATAACACTACGAGATTGAATAAGATCATAACAGAGTTCCAAGAGCGTAAAGAGTATGTAGCAAAACGAAAGGCTACAAACAAAGGTAAAAAAGCTCAGGCTTACGAGATAACTGAAGCTATAACAAACTATTTACAAGGAGAGTCTATCTCTGAAATAGCAGCGGGGTTGTATCGGTCAGCAGGGTTTGTACGCTCTATACTCGATAGAGTAGGAGTACCACAACGACCTGCAAGCCAAGAGGAGCGCGTTCAGCCTAGTATAATTCCTGAGAATTGTGTAGCAGATACGTTTAACCCTGGCGAGAAAGTATGGTCAGCAAAGTACCACGCACCTGCAATCGTAGATGCAGAAATAACAGTAAAGAATAACTATGAAAGTAAAGGATACCGAGTATATATTCTGGAAAATACAGAAAATGATACTGTCGGTGGCTATTATGCCTTTGTCCTCGCCTGTGAACTGGGCAAGCTTTCTCATTTAGAGGAGTATGGAGTTAATCTAAATAAGATATGAACACAAACGAACTATCAAAAGCATTAGCAGTAGGAAAGTGTTATATAAAGTATAAAAGTGTAACTTCGGATAAAATACATGAAGGCACCTACACTTTAATAGGTGGATATAACTCACCAAGTAACCACTATAGTGATAAAGTAGTGGCAGTATCTCTTGAGACAAATATGTATGAAGATATCGTAAAAGATAGTATACTAGAATGGAGGCAGATTTAATACTAGCAAGTGAAAAATAATTCTTGACACAAATGTTAAATCGCGATATAATATCATTTCAAAATCAAGGAAACCTATGGGCGACCGATTTTATCAACAGCAAATAGATAGGCTGGGCACTTGTCCAGGAATGAAAACTAAAACAAGGAAACGCAGAATGGCGTGGGATGAACGTAAAAAAGAACAAGTAATAGAACAGTACGAAGCAGAAAACCCAACTCCCGAAACATCTATGGAGATTGTAAAAGATATAGCTGACGAAGTAGGTGAAAGCCCTAACGGAGTTCGCATGATTCTTAGCAAAGCTGGTGTGTATGTGAAGAAAGAAGCTTCTAGCAGCCCTGCCGGTAGTCCTGGTGGTAGAAGTAGGGTATCAAAGCAAGCCGCACAGGATGCCCTTTCCGCAGCTATTATAGCTCGTGGACACGCAGTTGATGAAGATATTATATCTAAGTTAACAGGTAAAGCTGCTCAGTACTTTACTGGTTTGCTTGACTAGTACTATGTAGGCTACATCTAGGTATAGGACAGTAAAAGATTTTACCCACCTAAACCTAAGGAGCCTTAGTGAAAAAGCAAGAACTAACTGCTCTTGTCACGGAGTACGGCGACGCAATCATTACTTATCGTAGTGAGAACTCAAAAAAACTAAAGTACAATGTTTGCACGTTGGACTTTAGTACGCCTTATATTCAGAGCAAGAAAAACAGGGCAAAAGAGACAAGCAATACACTATTACTATTTTGCTGGGATACAGACTCTTACCGTCTGTTAAAGCCTTTTAATGTAACAAGTGTAGTCCCTTTAGCCTCTGTACTGAAGAATGAATCATGATAGATATGACTGATCCTGTTAATATCTATGAGCACGTAATTCATTACGACGAAGAAAAACAAGAGCAAGTACGGCTCACTGTCAATACTTTCAGGGGTGTAGAATACCTGCATCTAAGAAAGTATTATATGGATTTTGAAGAAGAATGGAAGCCTACTCCTACGGGGGTAGCCCTTCCACTTGACTTTAATAATTCTAGAGAGCTATTCCGTGCTCTAACAGAGATTATATCTCTTGCTGAGTCTAGACAAATCATAGAAGAAAACTTTGGTGAGCTAATTAAAGAGATTTATCCGGAGGATGCCCCAAATAAATCTTGACTTTATATGTATTCTCTAGTATAATATCTGTAAATAAATGAGAGAACCTATGACAGATATAGATTACGCATACAGGAACAAGATAGCCAAACTTTATTACGAAGATGGTGAAAGTCCGTTAAGCGATGAAGAGTGGGACGCTTTAGAAGGTAATGACAAAGAGGTTGGTTATACTGCCGACTCCGGTGTTAAGCACCTCTTTCCTATGTATTCATTACAAAAATCTTTTTCAGAGCAAGAAGTCTGGGATTGGATGAGTGACAAAGAAGTTGTCGAGACACCCAAGCTAGACGGTGCTGCTATATCTCTCATTTATGATAAAGGAGCGTTAGTACGAGCTACAAGTCGTGGGGACGGTAAAACAGGGGTTGACATTACAGCGAATGTACGTTACCTTAAAACAGTTCCTTGGTGGATTACCTACAACTCTCTCTGTCAGATTGATGGTGAAGTAGTAGCAGCTGATACTGTTCCTAATGCAAGAAACTATGCAGCGGGTTCCTTAGGACTTAAAAGTGAAGAGGAGTTTTCTGAACGAGCACCTTACTTATTTTTTATAGTGCATGATATGCGACCAAATAATAACTTTAAGTACTGGACTCAAAAACTCAACTTTTGCTACGGTCTTGGGTTCTGTACTAACACTACCTTTACCTATAAAGACCTACCCACAGACGGTATAGTCTACAGATTTGATAATCTAAAAGAGTGGGAAGAAGCAGGATTTACTGCACACCACCCACGAGGTTCTATTGCTCTCAAAGAACAGAAAGCGGGAGTAATAACAGAACTACTTGATGTAGTCTGGCAGACTGGTAAATCAGGAGTGGTAACACCAGTAGCAATATTAGACCCAGTTACAATCGGAGAGGCACAAGTTTCCCGAGCTACACTGCATAATATGGAATACATTAATGAGTTAGGGTTGGAAATTGGTTGCGAGGTCGAAGTCATACGCAGTGGTGAAATCATCCCCCGTATTGTCCGACGGGTTAACTAAAAATAATTCTTGACACTAATCTCAAAATTAGATATAATATACTTTCAATTTCAGAGGACTCTTCATGCAAGCGATATTAGCCCCTACTACTTGTAGTTCGTGTGGTTTTGTTTTGGCGTGGAGAAATGATTTATTGTTTTGTGAGAACACTCAGTGTCCTGCACAAATTAGTAAACAAATTGAGCACTTTGCCAAGACCCTAAAAATTAAAGGGCTTGGGCCAAAGACTATAGAAAAGCTATCAATTACCTGCTTATGGGAATTATATGCGCTTGACTATGATCTTACAAAGATTGCTCTCTCCTCAGAACGGCTTGCAGATAAGCTATTTGTAGAGATTGAACATAGTAAGAAAGCTACATTAAACCAATTACTGCCAGCTTTTAGTATACCCTTAGTCGGAAAGACTGCAACAGAGAAATTGTCCACAACAATTAGCGGCCTCAATGAGCTTAGCATGGGCAAATGTCGTGACGCGGGTCTTGGAATTAAGACTACTGAGAGTTTAATGGGTTGGTACGAAGATGAATGGATTAATAATTTTGAGTTTTTACCGTTTGATTTTAAGTTTGAGAAACGTAAAGAAGCAGTAAAGACCCTAAGCACAGTATGTATTAGTGGTAAACTAACAAGTTTTAAAACTAAAGCTGCCGCAACCCAGGCACTAGCAGCCCAAGGATACGCAGTAAAGAGTACTATTACAAAAGATGTAACCATTCTCGTGAATGAAAGTGGAATAGAATCTGCAAAAACAAAAAAGGCCAGAGAGTCTGGCATAACAATAGTAACTAATCTATTAGATTTTATAGGAGAAACCAATGGCAACACTGCCTAAGTGGACTGATGAGCGTACTGACGAGCTCACTAATTTCGTCGGTGATGAAGTACCAGTTTCTCAAGCAACTGTAGCAGAAGCTGCAGACCAACTTGAGACTACTACACGGTCAGTTTCTAGCAAACTGCGAAAAATGGGTTTTGAAGTAGAACTTGCTTCCGCTAAAAGTGCACGCGCTTTCAGCGAGGCTCAAGAAGCTACTCTCTCTGCTTTTGTCCAAGACAACAGCGGTGAGTATACCTACGCAGAGATCGCATCTCACTTTGAAGCTGGGGCTTTTAGTCCTAAGTCTATTCAAGGTAAGATTCTTTCTATGGAACTTACTGGCCATGTTAAAGCTGCTCCTAAAGTGGAGACTGTTAGGACTTACTCCCCCGAAGAGGAAGGTACCTTCGTAGCTATGGTTAACGACGGCGCGTTTGTGGAAGCAATCGCAGAGAAACTTGACCGTACTGTAAACAGTGTTCGTGGTAAGGCTCTTAGCCTTCTTCGTTCCGGTGAAATCGACGCTATCCCCCGTCAAGAGCACACAAAAGGCTCAGCAAAGGAAGATCCTTTGGCTGATCTGGGCGATGTAACTGACATGACAGTAGAAGCGATTGCAGAAGCGATTGGTAAAACTGCCAGAGGCGTCAAAACTATGCTTACCCGTCGTGGGCTGACAGCGTCAGACTATGATGGAGCTGCAAAGAAAGAAAAAGCTGCTGCTTCCTAAGAAGTAGTAAAACCATGTAGCTAGGACAAGGGGTTGTTCTAGCTACATTTCATTCGGGGGAACCATTGAATATCGCAAGTGCTTTTATAAAGCAAGTTTTAGATGTGCAAGATTTTGAGTCTTGGTCATCAGTGCGTAAGCATTACTTGCCCACAGCCTACCACAGATTGTTTTCTGAGATAGACAAGCATTGTGAAAAATTTCATAAGCTCCCCACGTTTGAAGACCTCAAGTTTGAGCTAAGAGATAGTGCCACTAAGGAACTTCTCTTCGCCATAGATGCTATTGAAGTAGATGCGGATGCATATATGCTTCTTCAGTATCTGAAAAATGAGTATACTCAAAAAGAGATACTACTGTCACTTGAGGATTACGTTGATAACTCTATGTCCTTTGAGGATGCAGAGGAGTCCGTAGGACACCTACACCAGATTGTTCTTGATATCGAAAATAAAGTAGACCTTCAAGAACCACAAGAGAGTATGCAACGTATTCCCTTGTTTGAACCTGATGAGGAGTTAGGAAAGTACCTGCCTCTCGGCTTGAATACCGATAATGACTACGAGATTTCGTTCTCCCCCCGAGACTTAATCTTAGTAGGCGGTCGCCGAGGGGCAGGGAAATCTATTACCTGCTCTAATATTGCTAACAATGTCTATGAATCTGGAAAGTCTGCAATCTATTTCACTATTGAGATGGATAGCCGAGCGATACTGCAACGGTGTTGTTCGATTGCAACTGATATACCTTTTTCACGTCTACGCGCTAAAAATCTTAACGTAACGGAGTGGGAAAAGGTTGCTGGTTGGTGGGCTGCCCGATATCAAGATAGCCAAGAGCGACTTGCGGAGTACCGAGATCATCGGGACTTTGAAAAGTTCCACGATAAACTAAAATCAACTTGTGAGCTTCTCCCAGCTCAACAGTTAGATGTAGTTTATGACCCCTCTCTTACTATCTCTAAGATAAGAGCCGAACTTGATAAAAAAATTAAAAGCAAGATGGATGTTGGCGTAGTTATAGTCGACTATATCAATCAAGTTAAGCGATCTAGTATACCTTCTCGTGGAGGGCAATACGATTGGACAGAACAAATAGAAGTTAGTAAGGCTTTGAAGAGCATGGCGCAAGAATTTGAAACCCCAATATTCTCGCCATACCAAACAGACGCTAGCGGTGAAGCTCGATTCGCCAAAGGTATTCTTGACGCTGCTGATGCAGCATATTCTATGGAACCCTGGAGTCAAGAAGACGGTTGTATCACATTTAATTGTGTTAAGATGAGAGCAGCCGCTATGCGTTCTTTTACTTCTACAATGGACTGGGAAACATTAAAGATTGGTCCAGAATCTTCTCTAACTCCAAAGGAGAGAGAAGCAAACGACCAAAAGACTGGCGAAGACATAGACGACCTCTAAAAATATATCTTGACATTTAATGTCATCTTTAGTATAATATACTTTTAAAATTAATGGAGTCCGAATGTCAGTTATTCAAAGAAGTATGGGGCACACTATGAGCGGTAGACGACGTAAGAAAATTTCCACAGCAAGAAGAAAAGAAAAAGTTATATTTCATACTCTTAATAGAGAAGAACCTACTATTAGAGAAACTCCTTATTACCCGTCTGCTCCAATGACACCGTATCGTCCTGAAAAGGATGAGACATACAAACAAGAAATATCTAGTAGTTATACAATCGCACCTGCGTACAATAAGGGTGCGTATCAAGTAATTAGTGGAGAAAGTATTGAGGATATAGGTAGATAAATGGTAATGGCAT